ATTCCGCGCATCTATGACCGGCCGGGCCGCGTCGTGCCGCTCCTGGGCCAGGACGACAAGCGCCGCTCGGTGATGCTGAACATCCCGTTCGTGAATCAGGGCGGCCAGCCGCAGCCGGTGGCGCCAGGGACGCCAGGGGCTGAGGTCATCGACCTCAAGGCGGGGGCGGTCAGTGTGACGGCCGAAGTCGGGAAGAGCTACGCGACGCGCCGGGAGGAAACCTCGGCCGCGATTGCCGCCATCATGGAGGCCGCGCCCATGCTCGCGCCCATCCTGGCGCCGTTCTGGCTGGACGAGCTCGACTTCCCCGGCGCGAAGAAGCTGGCCGCGATTGCCAAGAAGACCCTGCCGCCGCAGTTTCAGGAGGACGAGGCGGGCCAGCCCAGTCCGCAGCAGCAACTGCAGCAACTGCAGCAGCAGGCGCAGCAGGCGCAGGAAATCATCGACCTGCTCTCGAAGGAGCTCGACGCGAAGACCAAGATCATCGAGGCCGACACCATCAAGGCGGACGCCCAGGTCCAGGTGACGCAGCTCGAGCTGGCGAGTAAGGAGCGCATCGAATCGGTCAAGGCGCAGGTCGACCTGCTCAAGGCCGAGATGAGTCAGCAGACCGCCGCGCTCTCGGCCCAGACGGCGCTGCAGCAGGCGACGCTCGGGGCGCAGACGACGCTCGAGCAGACGCACGTCGGGGCTGGGATGAACATCGAGAAGGCGCTGATGGGGAGTGTCGCGAAGAGCGTGCAGCAGCTCGACCAGCAGAGCTTCCAGAAGGAGCAGCAGGCGGCGCAGATGCAGCAGGAGCGCGACCTCCAGCAGCAGCAGCTGGCCGCGCAGCTAAACAAGGGTGGGCGGGTCGGCGGCCCCAGCCAGATGGCGAGGATGGAACCGGAACCAGGCCAGCCAGAGGTGGGCGCGGGTGGGTTCACGCCGCCGCCGGATGAAGGACCCGTGTAGTCGTGGGCGAGAAGGCCAAGGCGAAGGCGCCGCCTCCTCCGCAGTCGCTGCGGACGTTTCTCAATTTGAACGCGGCGCCTGACCCGGCCTTTACCTACGACCCGACCAAGCCGCCGATGAAGCCCTATGTCCCAACACGGGGACAACTGCGAGCACAGGCGGGGTTAACGGGGCTCTATGACCTCGTGCGCGGGCTGACGGTCGGGGCGAGCGATGAGAAGGACAGCCGCGCGGCACAGATTGGCGAGTTGATTCAGACCGGCGTGCCGCTTCTCAAGGGAATCGGGTTGCTACGGGGCGGGTTGAAAGTGGTCAAGGGTGCAGATGCGGCGGTTGATGCGGCACGCACGTCCAGAGGGATAATGTCGCGCGTGAAGCCGATTACGGACATGACCCGCGAGGAGTATGAAACGGCCGTCATGGAAGGCACGCACTACTTCGACTCGCTCTATCGCAGCGGGATGCCACAGACCGAGGACGTGTTTCTAGGCCGGACGCTCCGTGACATGGACTATCTCGGCTCCTCCGGTGAGCCAATGGGCTATCACGGGGTCCAGTTTGAAGCCCCCTTTGTCGCGCAATCTAAAAGTGACGCCTCGCAACGGTTGCTCGGCCGGGACATTTATGCCGGATTAACCGCCAAGATTGGCGCTCCCGCATCAGAGACGAGCCGCGCCATTCTGGAGGCGGACAACATCCTCGGCCGCGCCGCGAAGGCCAAAGGGCATGACGCGATCGTGATGCCGTGGGAGGTGCAGGTGCTGGATCGGCGCAAACTCCCACCGCCGGAAACCGTGCATTACACGGATGACGCGATTCTCGACCCCTATGGCGAGCAGTTGTACGAAGGCATGGGGTATGAGCGGGCGAAGGCTCGTCTGAAAGGCAAGTAATGCCACCGGAGTCAGTCACGGTCGAACACGGCGGGGTCGAGATTACGACGAACACGATGAGCGAGGCCGACCTCCGCACGGAGATGGAGGCGCCGGCCACGCCCGACGCGCAGGGCACGCCAGCGCCGCCGGCCGAGGCCGAGACGCCCGCGCAGGCCGCCGAGCGGGCGCGCGACGAGAAGGGCCGCTTCGCCGCGAAAGCCGCCGGCGAGCCGCAACAGGCCGCAACAGACCGCACCGAGCCGCAAGCCGAGCCGGAAGCACCCGCGCGCCGCCGCGACGACAGTCTGCCGCGCCACAACCCAATCGCCCGCATGCAGCAGGCGCTCGCCCGACAGGCCGAGGCCGAACGCCGCGCGCAGGCGCTCGAGGCCGAACTCTTGCGGATTACGCAAGCGAGCCCGCAACAGGCGCCGACACCGACCCACGCCCAGAGCAACGGGAATGAGCCGCAGTTCGAGCAGTTCGCCAACGAAGCCGACCCGTACACGTCCTACCTTCAGGCGTGGACGCGCTGGGACCGGGCGCAGGCCATCGCCGCCGCCCGCGACGAGTGGGAAGCCGCGCAAACGCAGAAGTCGCGCGCGCAGACCTTCCAGTCGCGCCTGAATGCCGACAAAGTCCAGTATCCTGACTTCGACCAGGTCTTGACACAGGCTGATACCCTTGGTCTCCAAGTCTCCGCCGTCATGCAGGAAGCCATCGCGGATTCCCCGAAGGCCGCCGACTTGGTGTACTACCTCGCGACGCATCCCGAGGAGTGCCTTCAGCTTGCCGAGGAGTCCGTGCAGACTCCCGTCACCGCTGCCCCTGTGATGCGACGGCTCCTCGAGAGCCACCTGGCCCCGCGTGCTGTGCCCCCAACCGGGGGACCGGCGCAGCCGCACCGGGCCGCCCTGAGTACCGCGAAGCCGCCCGTCACGCCGGTCGGGAGCTCGCCTGTCGTGTCCGACGAACCACCGGGAGAGACGGCGTCTGCGGGCGACCATGCGCGCTACTGGAATCGCAAGCTGAGAGTCCCAGGCACCAAGTAATCCCGCCGTCCGCTCGGGCACGCCCTGACAGGTGTGCCGATGGCGAATACGTTTATCACCCCGACATGGGTGTTGAAGGATGTCGCTCGAGTCGCCGTGAACATGTTGAAGTTCGCCGCGAACATCGAGCGCTGGTATGACGACAAGTACAAAGTCGGCGGGGCCAAGGCGGGCTATACCGTCTCGGGCCGTCTGCCGCAGCGCTTCAGGACCACCAAGGGCCAAGCGTTCCAAGCGCAGCCGATTAACGACCAGGTCGTGCCCGTCACCCTGACGGACCAGGCCAACATCGCCACCGCGTGGTCGACCGCCGATGCGACCATGGTCATCGAGGACGTGCGGCGCCGGTATATCCACCCGGCCGCCGAGCAGCTCGCCAACACCATCGACTTCGACGGCCTCAACCGCATGACGCCGCTGGTGTGGAAGTCGGAAGGGACGCCGGGCGTCACGCCGACCTCGCGCGCGACGTTCCTGAACGCCAACGCGCGGCTGACCAAGGTCGCGGTGCCGCTCGACGGGCGTGTGGCGGTCCTCGACCCGAGCGCCATGGTGGGGCTGGTGCAGGACACGCTGACGCTCTTCAATCCGAGCGCGGCCATCTCCGAGAACTACCGCAGCGGGCAGTTCGGGCGCAATGCGCTCGGCGTGGGCGAGTGGTATCAGGACCAGAACATCTACACGCACACCACCGGCAGCTTCGCGAGTTCGACGCCGCTGGTCTTCGGCGCGAGCCAGACCGGCAACTCGCTGATTACGAATGGCTGGGTGACGGCGACGCTCAACAAGGGCGACGTCTTCACCATTGCCGGCGTGTATGAGGTCAACCCGCAGAACTACGCCTCGACCGGCAAGTTGCAGCAGTTCACGGTGGCGGCGACCACGACCGACGTCGCGGGCTCGATGACCATCCCCATCAACCCGGCCATCATCCCCGACGGCAACCTGCAGACCGTCTCGGCCTCCCCGGCCAACGGCGCGGCGATCATCCCGCTCGGGTCGACGATTACGACCGGCGCCGGGACGATGGCGGCGACGACCTCGCCCAACTCGCTGATTTTTCACCCAGAGGCGTTCGTGCTGGCGATGGCGGACATGGACGGGGAACTGCCGGGCGCGGAGGTGACGCGCGTCTCCGACAACGAGCTCAACGTCTCGCTCCGCTACGTGCGGCAGTATTCCATCGCCACGGACCAGAAGATGGCGCGCATCGACTGTCTCTACGGCTATGCCCCGTTCCGCCCGGATTGGGCTGTCCGCATCTGGGGTTGAGGAGGACGACATGGCATTGACGAACACGACTCTGGCGGCGGCAATCGCCTTCAACGACGACACCATCCGCGTCACCTCGACGGCGGGCTTTGCGGACCAGCAGGTGATCCGCGTGGACAACGAGTTCATGGCGCAGGCGGGGGCCGCGGTCGGCACCGCCATCAAGGTGCGGCGCGGGCTCGAGGGCACGGCGCAGGTGGCGCACGGCATCCTCGCGGATGTGGTGAGCGGCCTCACGGGCGACTTCCCGGCCCCGCCGCCCGGCATGCCCGTGAGCGTGCCGCCGGGGGTCAACCCGGGCCGCAACTCGATCGGGACGGACGTCACCATCAACACGGCCGACTTGCCCAAGGGCGACCTGGTCTACGTCATCACCAAGGCGTCGGCGGCGGCGATTACGCTCGGCGCCCCGAGCAAGGCGGCGAACGGGTTGCGGCTCACCTTCCGCTCGGCGACGGCCTTCGCGCACACCGTGACCTCGGCGGCGGGGTTCTACGGGGATGCGGGCTCGTCGGACATCGCCACCTTTGCGGCGAAAAACGGCGCGTCGATGACCATCGAAGCGAATGCGGGCGGCTGGGGCGTGATTGCGCTCGCCAATGTGACCGCCGCGTAAGGGAGTGGTTATGGATGAAGACCTCGGGCTGAGTGAACGCGAGAAAGAGCTCAAAAAATGGAATCGTCCGTACAGGTATCAGGAGTTCCCGAAGATGCTCTTCCGGGGGACGACGACGACCGGCGGGCGGCTCGAGGTCGAGCAGCGCGTGGTCAAGTCGGAGCTGGAGCAGTCGGCCGCTGAAGAGGCCGGCTGGCTCCCGCATCCGACGCGCGCGATTGACGCCGAGACCACGCGCCAGGAGGCGCCAGGGCTGGCGGCGGCTGAACGGGCCTATCGGGATCGCGTGATGTCTGAGGTCGCGCTTCGTGAGGCGGCGCAGGCGGACGAGGGGACCGCCCGGCATCTGGGCGCCATCCCCGAGACGCCGCGACGGCCGCGGCCCCCGCGCTCGCACAAGAAGAAGCCCGCGCCGGAGCCCACGCCGTGAGTCTCACGCTCGACCTCTACAACGACGCCGTGACGCTGACCCCCAGCGACACGGTGATGCTCGACCGGCCGACCGACGCCATCTATGTCGGCGGCGCGGGGATTCTGGTCGCGGTGCTCGCCACTGGCCGCACGGTCAATTTCACCTGTACGGCCGGGCAACTGCTGCCGCTGCGCGTCCTGCGCGTCAATGCGACGAGCACGACGGCCACGCTACTGAATGCCCTCTATCAGGTCTGAAGGAGCTTCTCTCATGGCGAAACGCGACAAACCCAGCCAGCAGCCGGCCGAGCGGCCCGAGTTCCCGAAACCGCTCGTGCGCCTGACCAAGCAGAGCGGCGGCCCCGGTGGCTTCGGCTGCGAAGTGCAGCTCGCGGCCGACAGTGACGGGGTCAGCAGTGCCAAGGAGGCGGGCTACGTCGAGGTCGACGACCGCGCCGGGGTGCTGTCCGACTTCCAGGACTACCCCAAGTGGGTCTATCACACCGACGGGCGCCGCCAGGTCGTCCACTCGCAGGACCAGCTCGACGAGCTCGACGGCTTCACGCCCGAGGTGCCCCAGCCGACGGAGGGGGAGCCCGCGACGAAAGAGGTGCCGCCGCCGGTCGCCGCCGCGACGGCCGCCGACACGCGCAACCGGCCGCCGGTGCCGGCTGACCGTGGCTAGGGCCGGGACGCCGTTCGCGGCGGGCGACCCGCCGATGACCAGCAGCGAGTATTTCGACGCGCAGGCGCAGCTCGACCTCGCCGCGCGGGCGCTCGACGTGAAATACGTCACCTCGCAGACCTACCCGCGCTGGGCGTATCACGCGACCGAGCCGTCGCGGCTGGTGGACTCGGACGCGGAGGCGCTGGCGCTCGGCGAGGGCTGGAGTGCGACCCCGGTGGGCGATGACCCCGTGGCGCCGGTGCTGACGGCGCTCGAGCCGAACACGGCCGAGATTGGCGTGCCGTCGTTCACGCTGCATGTGCGCGGGACGGGGTTTGTCGCCGAGTCGGTCATCGTGTTCAACGGCTTCGACGAGCCGACGACCGTGGTCTCGACGACCGAGGTGACGACCGGCGTCAACATGGCGGTGTGGACGGCGCCGTCGCTGCCGCTGCCGGTGACGGTGCGGACGGGCGTGCTGGTCAGTAACGCGCTGACGTTCACGTTCCTGCCGATGCCGCCCTTGCGGAGTGCGGCCGACCCGCCGCGCTGGATGGCCCCGCCGGGGCCACGGGTGACCCCAGTGCCGGTCGATCGCGGGTAAGCCATGACGCGCACGGGCCTGCAGGTCATCACGGACAGCCTGAAGCTGCTCGGCGTGGTGGCGGGGCATGAAGTCCCGACCTCCGCCGAGCAGTCGGATGCCTTTGCGCGCCTCAACGAGCTCATCGACAGCTGGGGACTCCACGAGAACACGCTGCTCGTGCAACGCCGGGACGTCGTCCCGCTGGTGAACGGGCAGCAGGTCTATCAGATTGGGCCGGGGCTCGACGTGGACCTGTCGGTGCCCATCACGCTCGACGCGGTCAGCTACGTGCTCCCGAGCGTGCCCGAGCAGGAAGTGTTCCTCGAGGTCGGCACGGACCTCGCCGCCATCGCGACGCCGCAGAAGCTGCTGACCGGCTCGCCGCCGCAACTGGTGAACTACTCGCGCACGCATGGGTATGGCGAGCTCTGGGTGTGGCCGGTGCCGACGATGGCGCAGGACCTCGTCGTCTATTGGCGCGAGGCGCTGGCGCAGTTTCCCGACCTCATCACGCCGGTGTCGCTCGCGGCGGGGTATGCGAAGGCGCTGCGGACGAACCTCGCGATCGAGCTGGCGCCGGAGTTTGGCAAGGCGGCCGACCCGCTCGTGATGAAAATGGCCGCCGAGTCGCTGGCCGATGTGAAGCGCGCGAACTTCCCGATGGTCGAGATCGGCATTGACCCCTTCCTGACGGGCGCGGGTAGCTACAACATCCTGACGGATAACTAGGCGCGGCCATGCCCGACAAGGACAAGGACAAGCGCCCACCCCCGCCGCAAGCGCTGCGGACCTTCCTCAACCTGAGCGCGGCCGTGCCTCCGCAGTATGGCGTCGATCCAACGAAGCCACTGCTGCGGCCGTATGTGCCGACACGGGGCCAGCAGCGCGCGCAGGCGGGGTTGATGGGCCTCGCGGACCTCGTGCGCGGGCTGACGGTCGGCGCGAGTGACGAGAAGGACAGCAACGCGGCGCAGATTGGCGAGTTGATTCAGACGGGGATGCCGCTACTGCCGGCGCTCGGGATGCTGCGCGGCGGGCTGAAGATTGTCAGGGGGGCAGAGACGGCCGAGGAGGCCGCGAAGACCGGCATTCGCGCGTATCACGCCTCGCCGCATGACTTCGACCAGTTCGACATCAGCAAGATTGGCACGGGCGAAGGCGCGCAGGCATACGGGCACGGGCTGTACTTCGCGGAAAACCCCAACACGATGGAGGTCTATCACCACGCCCTCTCGGACGACGCGATTAAGTTCGCTGATGGGCGCATCGTCAAGCCGGAACCAGGCAGTGTTGAAGACCGGGCGCTCGCCTATCTCGCGACCTATCAGGACGGCTTCGGCATCGACAACCCCCATCGGTTCGCGCGCGGCGAAGTAGAGAAACTCATCAAATACGGCACCGGGGCGAATCGACCCGGCGAGATGGAGACATTAGCCAAGGTGCGCGACCAGTTACGGGAGTGGGAACAGGCAGGCGTGACGGCGGGGAAGTCAGGGAAGCGGTACGAGGTGAACATCAACGCGGACCCCGAACACTTCCTCGATTGGGACAAGCCTCTGAGTGAGCAGAGCGAGCACGTCCAGCGTGCGCTATCAGGGCTCGGGGGATCGCCGGATGATATTCGTGGGGCGATTCGCCTCTATCAATCGCGTCTCACGATGCCCGGTCCTCGGGGGGAGATGGCCGCGAAGGAAATTACGAACTTGGAGCGGCAATTAGCCATCGCCGAACGGCGCACAGGCGGCGAAGTCCATCGCGACATCGGACCCGACCAACAATTCGCCGCAGAGTGGCTGAAAGAGCGCGGCGTTCCAGGTATCCGCTACCGCGATCAAGGCTCGCGCGGTCCAGCCGTGGTCTATGACGTGGGGGCACCTCGGCCAGACTTTGGGCCGTATTCGCCATTTACGAGCAAGGCCGAGGCAGAAAAGCAACTTGAACTGCTGCGGCGACACGGCTTCCACGACGCGGAAATCAAGACGACAGAGCAGCCACAAACCTACAACTACAGCGTCTTCGACGACGCGCTCATCAACATCCGTCGCAAGTATGGCTGGCTGCTGCCGATGATGGGCCTCGGCGCGCTCACGCAGGTCGGGCAACCGCAGGAGCCGCGCCAGTGATGTGTTTCCACCGCACGCCGCGCCGAATCATCTGGATGATGCTCATCGAGACGCCGTATCGTTCCGCCTCAACGCGGGACGAATCCGGCGACGAGAGAATGGCGCGCACTTGGTCGTCTGTGAAGCGAGCCGCCGAATGGTTGGCGCCATGTTGATGGCGACCCTTGCGCCACATGTCGGCCAAGTTCTCGGCCTTAGTGCCGAGGAACATGTGCAAGGGATTCACGCACGCGCGCGTGTCGCAGTGATGGCAGACGCACAGCCCCGGCGGGATGGCCCCATGTTCGGCTTCCCATGCGGAGCGATGGGCATAGAGCATGCGCCCGCCTCGACCACCGCTGTTGATTTGCCCGTAGCCGTTCCGCAGGGAACCCGTCCACAGCCAGCAGCCGGAGGGGTCGTCTTTGCGGACCGAGCGGGCGAAACGGACCGCGAAGGGCGTGCGCATATTCACCGTCTATTTTATCAGCGAGGCGCAAGGGGCTAATGCAGTATCCGGGCTTTATTGGCGCAAGCGATCGGGTGAGTGCGCGCACTGTGAATGCGGAGCGCGTGATTAACTGGTATCCCGAGCTCGCCACCGGCACGCCCAAAGCGAAGGCGTGGCTCGCCCCCACCCCCGGCCTCGACCCCTTCGTCGTCCTCGGCGCCGGCCCGGTGCGCGCGCTCTATGCCGAAGAGAACCGCTGTTTCGCCGTCGGTGGTGGCAACCTCTACGAAGTCCTCGCGAACCAGACCTTCGTTTTTCTCGGCGCCGTCGGCATGGACGGGCGCCCGGCGAGCATCAGCAGCAACGGCAGCGACGGCCGACAACTGTTCGTCGTGAGTAACGGCGACGGCTTCATCTTCGATCTGACGACGGACCTGTTTACGCCCATCATCGACGACGGCTTCCCGCGGCCGGTGTCGATGGGCGCGTTCATCGATGGCTACTTCCTCGCGCTCCAGGCGCAGTCCGACAAGTTTCAAATCTCCGAGCTCGAGAACGGCCTCGTCTGGGACGCGCTCGACGTCGCGCAGGTGAGCCATACCACCGGCATCGTGCGGGCGATGGTCCCCGTGCATCGCGAGCTGTGGCTGCTCGGCACGTCCACGACCACCGTGTGGGCTGACATCGGCGACCCCGACTTCCCCTTCGCGCCCATTCCCGGCGCCTTCATCCAGCAGGGCATCGGCTCGCTCTTCGGCTGGACGGTGGTCGATAACGCGCTCTTCTGGCACGGCCAGAACGAGGACGGCGGGCGCGTGGCCTATCGCGCGCAGGGCTATCAGCCGCAGCGCATTTCGACGCATGCGGTGGAGCAGGCGTGGGCCGAGGTGGCGACGCTGCAGGATACGGTCTGCTGGAGCTACCAGGACCGCGGCCATGCGTTCGTGGTCTTCTACATCCCGAGCGCCGAGACGACCTGGGTCTATGACGTCTCGACGCAGGCGTGGCACGAGCGCTCACTCTGGGACCCGACCGCGCTGGTCTGGACGCCGCACCTCGCGCGCTGTCATGCGTTCGCGTTCGACAAGCACCTCGTCGGGGACCGGCAGAGCGGCGCCATCTACCATCTCGACGCGCACACGCACACCGACGGCGTGCTGGAGGGCGGCTAGATGGCGGCGCCTTCCAATGTCAGCGCGGGCACGGCCTTGGTCGTCGGCGCCTTGCCGTATACGCATACCCAGTCCGTCACCGACGCGGGCGTCTGCTATACGGTCTGGTACCAGTACACCGGCACGCTCGGGCAGCTCGGCATTCAGGTGTCCGCGGCGAATGCGACCGGGACCGGCACGTATATCCCTGACATCACCTACTACGCCGCAGACGGGACGACGGTCATCCTCCCGCCGAACACGCTCACGCCGATTCAGGTCGGCACGCTCGTCGCCACGGACTACTACATCAAGGTCAGTCCGTCCGTCGCCGACCTGAGTGCCGCCTCCCTGCGGGTCGAGGTCCATCCCACCCCCACGGCGCCGGTGGTCGCGGGCTACGTGCTGATTAACGACGACGGCCAGAGCGGCTGGAACGTGCAGGGCCATCTGCCCGGCGTCATCCTCAACCCCACGACCGGCGAGGTCGCGAACATCGTCTTTCCGCTCGCGCAGGGCGACTTCGGCGACATCCTGCCGAATGGCCGCCTGGCGCTCGAAAACTTCGCGACCGACGACCTCATCTTCTACGCGCCGAATTTCGACGTCGTCACCACCGTCGACCTGACACCGGCGACCGACTTCATCCGGGTACGCGCGCAGAACACGCTCGGGCAGTTTGCGGTGACCGTGCGGCAGTCGAGCGTGACCAAGTTCAAGGTCTACAGCGACACCGGCACGGAGCTCCTCAGCCGCAACACCACCCTGCCGAGCAATCCGCAGTCGATCGTGCTGTCGAACGACGGTGGGACGATGTACTACGCGCTCCAGGTGGGCGGGGCCGCCATCAAGACCTGGAACCTGACGACCAACACGGCTGGCGCGGACTTCGCGGCGACCACCGGCGGGGCGCGCATCTCCGACATGCTCATGCTCGACAACGGTGAGCTGCTGGCGATGAATGTCATGGTCACGCCGACGGTGGTCAAGCGGTATAGCGCCGCGGGGGCGCTGCTCGCGACCTACACGATCGGGACGTCGCTGCTCCCCGACGGCGCGGTGCCGCGCATGGCCTATGACGCCGCCGGCGGCCAGGCGGCGTTCTGGGTGTGGTGGTTTCCGAGCGACGGGGTCGCCCGGATGCAGAAAATCCAGATCAGCGACGGCACCGTGCTGCTCACCCAGGACACGCCGGTCTACGAAGAGGGGGTCGCGCAGGGCGACGTCGCACCGGGCACCTTCGGCGCGTCCAATTCCTGCCCGCTCATCATCATCGGCCAGCCGATCCCGTCGAATCCGCCGACGTTCTTTGTCTCGTCGTCGCCGACGCCCAGCCATCACGAGGAGGCGCGCTATATCCGCCGCCTGCGCCGCGCGCCGCACATGAACAACGAGAACAAGCGCGTGTTCTATCGCACGTTCGAGCTCGACCTCGAGCGCGGCCAGGCGCTCGCCTCCGGGCAGGGGTCCGAGCCGGTCGTCCTGCTGCGGCTGTCGCGCGACGGCGGGCAGACGTGGGGCGAAGAGCAGCGGATGGCGGTCGGCAGGCTCGGCGAGTATCAGGCACGGGTGCTGGCGCGGCGGCTCGGGCACGGGCGTGACCTCGTCTTCGAGGTGGTGGTGAGTGACCCGGTGGCGTGGAGCTTGGTCGGCGCGTGGCTCGACCTAGAGCCGGGGACGTCGTGAGTTACCCGCCCTACCAGCAACCGCTCCTCGACCGCGCCACGGGCCTAGTCACGAAGCCGTGGCAGCTGTTCTTCCTCGGCCTGACCGGCGCGGGGAGCGGCCTCGACGGGGGCAACATCACCGATGGCAGTGTGCCGCTCGACGCGCTCGCGGCCATCGACTCGCCGCGGCTCCTCGGCCGAGGCTCGAGCGGCAGCGGACCCGTCGAGCAGCTGTTCATCGGCACGGGGCTGGCGCTGACGGACCTGACGCTGTCGGTGACGTCGGACGGGATCGAGCAGCTCGGCTACTGGACGCCCATCACCAACGGCGACCCGCTGAGCCCCGAGATTCTGTTCGACGCGGAAGGCGACTGCGTGGTCGGCTTCGTGCCGACGACGGCCGGGCTCGGCAGTGGCGGGGGCGGGGGCTCGACCAGCGTGCCCTTGCATGCGTGGACGCACCAGGCGGGCGAGAGTGACGCGCTCGCGGTGACGACCTTGGCCGGGTATCCCGGCAACTCAACGACGTTCCTGCGCGGGGATGGGACGTTTGCGACCCCGCTCACGCCCGGCCACGGCGGGACGCTCGGCATCGTGTTCGACGG